GACCTTCTGGGTCCTTGTTCTTCATAACAATCCCACGGTACATCCCATAAAACTTTTGGGAGTCGCCGTTTTCCATTACATCACCTCAAGAAGGACATCTGCTTCACTAAAGGTAAGGATTTCATTATCCAACGCTTGAATTTGTGAAAGGCTTGGTGTTCCGCCACTCTTATAGAGGAACTGGCACTTTGCTCGTGTAATACCCGCAATGTTCTGCACCACAAACTCCACATCCTGAGCGGTGATAAGTTCTCCAAAGTTGACATAGTTGTAACTAAAGTTATCAACTAAAGCAGCACGAAGGTTTGCCTCTGCTGTTGCTTGTGTGTACTGAGGGTCACGTGTGTATTGGATATTCATGGTTACAGGTACATACGTTGGACGAGTTAATGTCAAAGACACTCCAGCCAAAGTTCTATCAGACAAGAATGACGCAACTGTGTCACGCATGTTGTTCCACTCAATTGTTGCTGCACCTAAATCGTCTACTCCTGGATGTGGGTCACCATCATTGTCATCACGTTCTGGAGCAACATACATAGTTACAGATGTCCAACCACTTGAAACAGCCTTTGCTTTACCGCAGTTGTCTACAGAGAGTGCAAGGTTTTCATAGTCTTCAAGAGTAATTGCACGACCAGATGTACGTAGGAACTTAGGAGCATTTCTACGAATCGAATCGTTTGATTCAGGGTTTGAGCCCCCTGATGCAGGGTCGTTGTTGAGTACGTCGATTATGCCAGAAAGTGCTGCAGTTTGAGATTCAGAAAGCCCTGGAACATATACAAGGTTATTGATAACTCCTGTGGAAACATTACCAACGCTTCCACCACCTACAGTATATTTTGCACGAATTGCTGCATGAACGGTTGGGATTGCTCCTGAAATACCGTCACCAAACAAAACAAAAAGACGATTGTCTTTGTCGTATCGTGTTGTAAATACGCTGTCATTTGGACCGTAATCAATTAAGTGTTGGACTTTAGTCCATTTCTTAAATGTGTTTCCACTTTCAACATATACTTCAATGCTGTCTGAAACTACAGGGTCGTCATCAATATTGAATGTTTGGTCGGATGCTCCATCAGAACTTCCCAACAAAGCACCGTAGGTGTTACCCGCTTCAACAGTGTTGTATAGACCTTCTTCACACAGGGTAAACTCTTCACCTCGTGCACCGTTTCCAAATGCTGGCACTTGAATAGTTTCAAGGGTTGTAAATGTAAGGACCTTAACAGCAGTATCTGTTACTACCTCACCTTGAACACGAGTTCCAGCGGGGATTGTCGCAATAGCGTTTGAGTTATTGTAGAAAGTCACAAAGACGGTAGCGTTTTTGTAGCCTGAAGGAGCATACCCGTAGGTTTCAGCAATTGCTAAGATAGTATCTCGCTGTGTGGCTGTAGCAATGAACTGCTCGTTTGCAATACGGTCAACGTAATAGTTGGCAATATCGCCCATGTAAGCAAACGCTTCTACTAAAGCAACGCCAAAGTCAGCGTTGTCAGTTCCAGACCAATCAGGAATTCTGTCTTTAATTCGTGCGATAAGTTCTTCACGAATTGCGTAGTAATCTCGGTTTGTGTAATCAACCGTTACTGGGGTTTCATCAGCCATTATAGGTTCTCCTGAACTGGTGGGTTTTTACCTGCAATAGCCACCAGTGCTACTACAGTGTTAGTTTGTTCGTCATTTGGCAACCCATAAACAATGTCAACATAAACGCTTCCATCGTTTGGGTCAGAGTTAATTATAGTGTCTACAAGAGTTAGTTCTGTAAGATACGTAGCAAAAGCCTTTTCAACTTCGACTGGAATGATTTCTTCCATTCTTTGAGTTGAACCGAATAGGCTATTAGCAATCTCAGTCCCAAAAGTAGGCTGCATCACACGTTCTCCAACAAGAGTGCCAATTACAGAAAGAACACGGTCGGACCAAACCTTAGACTGAGATTCAGTAAAGTTAATAGAGCCGTAAGAGTTCAACCCAAACGGCAACGAAATAGCAACTTCAGCCATATTAAGCCTTCCAAGTCTGGTTAGTTAACGTGTACCCGCTTTGGGTTTCGCTATACCTAAATACGTTTTTTGATGGAGTTGGTGCTTTTGGAAGAGACAAACTATCGTTATTTCCAAAATTCGTAAGGTTAAGTACAGGCATTGTCGTGTTACCTTTTGTGCGACTTTTACCTTTAGGGGTTTCTCCACGACCGTCGCTTACCACAACACCGTCAGCAAAGTAGTGGCCATCTCTTGTCATAGTGTGAACTACTGACCGCACTAACCAATACCCATCCGTTGTTGAGTCAATTCCAGATACTTCAACAAGATTAAAGGGACGAATACGAGGGTCTCCTTGAGCGTAAAAATTGGCTGGCATTTGAAACCGTGTACGTTCTGCTTTGGCTTTAGTTAAAGAGTCGGCAAAAGGCTTACTGTTTGCTACGTCTAGACTGCTATTATCGATAAACAGAACTTGTGCAGCATTCTTCTTTAGGCTCTTTTTGGCTTGATTGTTTGAAGAATAAGCCTTACCTGTAATTGGGTCTACTCCCGTTAAAGTCTTTGTTGAACGAACTGGTTGGTCTGAATCTTCAACAAAATCGCTAATCATTGGTTCAAATTTATCTAACGTACGCTCTACAAACGAATGAAATGGTGGGATAAATTCTTCTTCAAACTTTAACAAAGGAATTGCACCACGATTTTTCTCAATAATTTCGTCATAAGACCTAAAATAAATCGTAGTATTTTCTACCCACATTGCGTAACCAACTTTGTACGCTAATTCGTGCAAAAATTCCCAATAAGACATTCCGTATTGGGATAATTGAGAGAATCTTCCTTGATGTGGGGTAACAACTGCCTTCATTTTGTTCTTTTTAGCAATATCGTTAACAATTTCTGGAACTGTTTTATTTACCCATGTATTTGACACGCTATTTTTCAACGGAAAAGACGCAGCAACACAACGTACCTCAATTTCATGGTCTACTTGAGCAGCACGGGTTCTTTTATGCGAAACGACATGCCCGTAAAAAGACCCTTTGGCTTTTCTATTATTTTGCCAAGTAATTTTTACTAAGGTTCCTGTTTTTAATGCTTTGTGATACCAGTGTGTTTGTCTTTGAAACCGTAAAATAGCAACATCATGGCTTCGTTCTTCTTGAACGATAGTTACCTTATATGGTTGGTACTTAAACGAAGGAAACTCAGGAAACGACACAGAATAAGTTGTGTTAAACCGAGACTGGTATCCTTCTGGAAGAGCATCAAGAGACATTTGGTATCCTTAAAATTGTTCCAGGATTAATCTCAAAAGGATTAGAGATTTCAGGGTTTGCATCCATAATTTGCCACCAATACTCTGGGTCACCATAGTATTTAGAAGAAACTATATCGATACGGTCGCCCTCTACCCATTCGTAGTAAACAACAGGTGTTACGACATCAGGAAACTTACGAAACACAGTGAGGTCATATTGTGCTTTTGTAGTGTTGTACGCTTTAAAGATATTACCTTCCGCGTAACGACTATCTAAATAAATCACAGGTGTCTCCTTACTTCTTAGCCTTAGTATTGACAGGTGAATCCATGAATCGTGAACCTTGGATAGTTAACACAGTCAACATTGGAACCATTCTGTCGTTAAAGAGAACATGGTTAACGCCTATGTTATTTAACGAAACCAAGAACCGAAGTCCATCACCAAGATGAACTTCAACTGCAGCACGAGAAATCCATCCTAAGTCAGATGTTTTTCCACGCAATATGCTTGTGTAGTCGTTACCACCGCCATGGATTGCACGGAAAAGATATTCAAGGTCATACATAGTTCCTTTTCGGTATATCTGCTTTAACTCTGCTGGGTCCACTACTTCTGGGTAAACCGTGTCAGATGCAAATGTTTTTCCGTCTAGAACCAATGTCCCATTTGACTTAATTAATGAAAGGTCATCAATACGGTTAAGATAAATCTCAAAACTTATACCCCCAACATTAATTGGTGTAACAGGGTTAAAAGTCTGTATTTCATCTCGCATTAACTCTGGAGAAAGTTTATCCATTGAACCATAGGTCATGCTTATGCTAGTTGGGTTATAGTGAAACCTAAATCCATAAGGCTTTGTGTCATATCCAGCCTTTTTTTGTTTGTCGCTAAGTTGTTTTTGCAGGTGGTTTGCCGTCTCTGAATAGGTTTGAATTACGCCACGATTGCCGTTGGGCGTTTTAAACGCATCAGTTAACGCATTTAACATTGCAGATGGAACTGCGTTTTTAGATGATGTTAAATTGGTCTGTAAAGAGTTAGTTGTAAAGTAGATAGACCTCATTGCTGGAGCATTGTAAAAATACTGCTTAATGATAGTAGGACCACCCGAAGAGTTTTCTCCCTGTGTGTTTCCTGTGTTTCCAGTGCTAAGTAAGTTTTGGCTTGTTTTATTGGTAATGTCAGTCAACTTAGTTAGCAC